ACTTTAGTACTACATTTTTAAGAAACAAAAGTACTCATTTTGCCCCCTCAGGGGCTTCAAAATCGCTAGAGGATTCAGGAATAGACTCTGATACACTTCTAGCGATTTTTGCCAATATTTGACAATAAATGGGCATTGTGCTATAATTCATCTATGAATAAAACAAATGACATTTTGCAGTGGGTAGGGGTAGTTTTCATCGTAGCAGGTCACATCCTGAACTCAATGGGTAACATGGATCCCTACAACATCGTAGCATTCAGTTTTGGAACTGTATTCTTCCTTACATGGGCTTACAGGGTCCGCAACAATGCACAAATGGTAGTGAATGTTGTTTCTGTTGTTATCTGTTTGCTTGGCTTGTACCGAGCATTCTAAGGTTGACAATAAATGGATTTGGGTATATAATACACTTATGAACTCGAAAATCGTCCGTAAACGCAGAACTGATCGTAACCAAGTAATTTACTTTATCCAAGATACTGTAACACTTGAGTACTACATTGGTTTGACTGCATTGTGCTTTGCAGGCAATGTTCGCAAGACACTTAACCGTCGTATGCAAAAACACATGCAACGTGCCTTAGCAGAAAACAAAGATTGGGGTTTGTCACGTGCCTTGCGTGAACGTGGTGCCGAGCGTTTTGTATTCGGTACCTTAGAAGTTGTTCGAGGCAAGCGTCCTGCTCACGCACGTGAGACAGAATTGATTAACACCCTTCAACCCGCCCTTAATACATTCGGTGTAAAAGGTTGACAATAAATGGGTTTGGGTATACAATCACTACATAGACAGTTAACTAAAGGAATCGAAATGAACGAACAAATTGAAAAATTAATCAATAGTACAGTAGAAATTTTGGATCGTGATCCATTGAGTCAGTCTGAGGATACGTATTCTATTTTGCTCAAATTCACACAAGCCCTTGCTACAGAGCTAGGTGAAATTGTAGTAGCAAGTCCCTACAACGAAGGCGTTCACATGTACTTTAATGAAAAGATTGCCCGCTATGAAATTAAAAATGCGGTAGGATTAATAAATAAGGATTATTAAAATGCAAGCATATATTAATTTAGGTATTGTACTGTTGCCTGTCATTGTGATGGGCCTAGCAATAATTTTGAAAGATGGATTTTAAAATGAGAGATGGATATGGAGTATGTCCTGTATGTAACGGGACCTGTCAAGTTGAATTGACAGAACAAGAAAAAGGTTATTACCACTATAGGAATAAGACACATCGCCCTTGTCATAATTGTGGTAATCAGTATATGTACGGATCACCTAAAGGTGAAGTACGATTGAACAATGAAGGTGTACCTTGTACGCATAGTTATACAAGCCAATCAGACGGTAGATGTTTGACCGGCTACACTTGCAAACATTGCGGTGATCGTTACCAAATTGATTCAGGTGATTAATTAACAAATCCTTACACGGCTCATAAATAACGATATGAGTCTTTGGGAAAAATATGAATTGACAGTTAAGAGAATTCTTGCTATAATTATAGCAATAGTACTCCTTGGTTGGATGCTTCGGGAAGAACCTGAAATTGAAGAACCGGTTATTACTATTAGTTATAAATGTGAGATAGCGTTAAGGTCACCTGACATACCTGAACATGTTAAAAAACAATGTATTAAACTACTGAAAGACAATTATGAAATTGGCCCAGATTAACGAAGCAATGGATCACCAAATCACCGGTGGTTCTGAATATGGTTGGCAATGTTTCCCTAATGCACGATTCCTAGACTATGAAAGTGAATATGCTCACGTTTCAATATTGTATAGTACAACCGATCAAATTGTATACCAAGCAGATGCATCAATTAAGCGTGACGTATGGCCCGATGATAAACGATTTGATAAACCATATCGTTGGACTAATAGCGAATTCAAGGATGCTTATATCAATGAAGCAAAAGAACGCAATGTTGACCCCGATCAGGCTTGGGATGATACTAAGTGGATTGAACTGGAAACAGATGAAGACTTCCTAGAAAAAGCAAAAGCAATGTTCAACGGTGATTACTGGGATACTCGTATTCAAATACCAGTAGACCTTGATGATGACACTATCTTAAAACTTTCTATGGAAGCACATAAGCGTGATATCACACTAAATAAGATGGTAGAGCTTGTATTACAAGAGGCAATCGACCATCATCGTGTCAACGAAACATTAGGCTGATGCGTTATATAAGTGTAACAGGAGATCGTTATGAAAAAAATTCTAGTAGCATTATCACTTTTGGCGTTAACTAGCACATCAATGGCACAACATTATCATGGGTATCATGGACATGGTATTCGCCATCACGCACCGCGTGTAATTTACCGTGATAATTGGATTGCTCCTGCAGTTGGTGCATTCATTATTGGCGCCGCTATTAATGAAGCGCATAATCGTCAGGTTCAGTCACAAGTAATTATACAAAATTCGCCACCAACAGTTGGTCAAGTTTGCACACCCTGGACTGAAACGCAAAATTCAGATGGGTCAATAACACGGACTCGTACTTGTAATCAATGACTGAAATATTATACGGCGTTGGTAACTGGATTAAAGAGGATTGGCGTAGTAATCCTCTTAGATGTTTCTTAGAGATATTGGCTTGGTTCTTAAGTATCGGATGTGCATTTACAATGATGCTTACAGTACCAACACCCCCTTTCTTAATTCTCTATCCACTGTTCATTTTGCAATGTGCAATTTTTGCATGGGCATCATGGACAAGAAAGAGTTTAGGATTGTTAGCAAATTATATGCTGTTGGTAACCATTGACAGCGTAGCACTTTTTAGGATGATGACATAAATGGCAACAGCAATTAAAATGACAAACGATAAAACCGGTATAACCAGAGACGGGTATATCGGGTTCAGCTACAGTTACTTTTTTCTAGGTATCTTTAATATGGGCTGGCTAGTACCTTTATACAGAGGAGAATTGATTCTATCTCTTATATGCTTAGTTATCCATGTGTTAACATTACCCTTCTGGGTAATTACCTCAGTAGTATTTGGTATATTCTTCAACAAATTCTACACTCTTAAATTAATTGAAGAAGGTTATCGTTTTAGTGATAGTGATACAGAACTTGTATCTAGGGCTAAAACAGTTTTAGGAATGAAACAATGAACATTACAACAGAATGGACTGACAAAGATTGGGACAAATTTACTGAATGGCTTAAGGGCATGTTGGCAGTAAGCGAAGGTGTAGTCACATTCACTAAGTCAGATGGCACCGAGCGAGTAATGAAATGTACTCTAGTACCAGATCAATTACCTAAAGTTGAAATCAAAGAGGATGCAAAGCCTCGTAAAGAATCAACTACAAGTATGCGTGTGTTCGATTTAGAGAAAAATGAATGGCGTAGCTTCACCATCAAGAAAGTCAAGCAAGTTAATTTCACTATAGAATGAACGATTTTGAACAAGGTAACATTCACTACATGGCTAAAGAGTATTACGAAGCCAGTGAATGTTACAGAAGATTTTTAGAACAAGAACCAAACAATTATGTTGTATGGCACAATCTTGGCATTGCTTTATCGCAATTAGATAAAGATGTAGAAGCATTACAGTGTTTTGAATTACCATGTAGTCACAACTATGTTGAAAGTTGGCTAAGTCGTGGAACTGCACTACGCAGTTTAGGACAGTATAGAGAAGCATTAATTACATTTGCACACACCTTTGCACTTGATCCAAAACATTCAACTGCATATAGTAACTACGGCAACACCTTGCGTGAGTTTGGTTTGCCTGAACTTGCTATTCCTTTTTTAAAGATAGCACAAGAACTCAATCCCGGTAATGTAAACTATGAGTTAAATGAATCAGTTAGTCATTTGATGATGGGTAACTTGATTGAAGGTTGGAAGAAGTATGAAGCACGATGGTATTATCAAAGCGATGTAAGCCTTAAACCACAATTGCCTGGACCAGAATATGATGGATCACAGGATATTGTAGGCAAGAAAGTTCTCGTATACTACGAACAGGGTTTTGGCGACAGTGTTCAATTTATTCGTTTTGCAAAAGTACTATCAGATAAGGGCGCAGAAGTAACAGTCATAACCAAAACACAATTGTATGATTTGTTTAAGTATAACTTACCTGAATTAACTGTACTAAATGCCGACGCACAGATACCACCATATCATTATCATGTTGCATTGATGGATCTTCCTAAATGCTTTAACACAACTATTGACACCATTCCGTATCCTACTCCTTACTTAGATGTAGATGAGGGAATGAAACAATCTTGGAAAATAAAGCTAGGACCCAAGACAAAGAAACGCATTGGTTTACTTTGGAGTCCAAACAAGATTGCATTCATATCACGCTTTCGTAGAATTGAACTGGAACAACTATTATCCATTGCAAGTGATGAGTATGAGTTCGTCAGCCTATCATACGAAGTAGATGAAAAGATTTTAGAGACATTGGCAAAATACAATGTCAAAACATTCCATGAAGACTTGTCCGGGTTCTATAACACAGCAGGATTGATTAGTCAAATGGATTTGATTATATCAATCGATACAGTTATACCACATCTTAGTGGCGCAATGGGAGTGCCCACTTGGGTGATGTTAACTGACTATGGTTGTGATTGGCGCTGGTTTATGAATCGCAACGACAGTCCGTTCTACAACTGCATGAGACTTTTCCGTCAGACAAATGGTATATGGGATACCGTACTTGAATCAATCAAGCAGGAACTAAAACAGTTTGGTTGACAATAAATAGTGTTTCTGTTATAATACTCGTATTATGAAAAAGGAACTACTATCATTCACCGTTAAAGAGCCCAAACATCGGGCCCATAGAGTGTTGTTTCAAAACAACACTCCATTTAAACCTAAGGTCGTACAGCCTAAAAAAATGTACATTCGCAAATCAAAGCATCCAAAATTTGACAATAATTCGGATCTCTGATACAATACTTGTATTGAAACTTTAAAAGGAAACACAAAAATGTCTATGAAAACTGAAGCAGTCGCCCAGACAGCAAAAGAATTGGCACTCGCCGCAATCGCAGGATCCGCAACTATCTATTTGCTTACACTCATTCCGGTGTCAGCAGTACCTTACATTGGAATTACATTCTGTATCGCTATGTTGGCATACGTGATGTATAGCATCAATCTTGGTCGTATCCAGTATCGTAAGCACTTGGAAGACATGGAAAATTCATTGAAAAACATCAAAGGTTGACAATAAATCGTTTTGGGTCTATAATAGAGTCTTATTCAGTCAAAAGGAGTTCTTATGAACATCAAGCAAATTAATACTGCTATCATGCAGGGTGACTTTTCTAATGAAGAATTGAACAGCATTGGTGACGCAATCCGTTTTGCCCGTGCCCAACTGGTGATACAAAACAAATCGGTACTGACACTTGGATCCAATGTGAAATTTACTAGTTCATCAAAGGGTACAATCTCCGGTGTTGTAAAGAAAATTAATCGTAAATTTATTATTGTAGACGAACCAGGTCAGTTCCGTAGTTGGAAAGTTCCTGCTAGTATGTTGACAATCCTTTAAGGAGTAATCATGGAAAAAGTTGTAATTGCAATTGGTGCAATCGTTCTTGGAATCGCCAGTCTGTTGTTACTCAGTTTTCTACTGAGTTGGCCAGTGTACATGCTTTGGAACGGTTGTTTGGTTGGCGCTGTTGCAGGTGTTAGTGAAGTGTCTTGGTTGCAGGCGTGGGGACTAACCGTACTGTGCGGCTTCTTGTTTAAATCTAATGTGAGTAATTCAAAATGAGTAAAGTAGCAGAATTATATATGGAAATTGAAGAAATGCTTGGGCAAGGCACACACCCTGCTACAATCTCCGCGGTTCTTGACGTTCCGGTCTTTTTTGTATACGATGTAGTAGAAAGTATTCAATCTGAGACTGAGGAATTGAGTCCTTTTCGGACAATTAATTCGTAAAAGGTTGACAATAAATGGATTTGGTGCTATAATAGAATCTTAGACAGTAAAGAAAAGGAAACGAAATGGCTTACATGAATCAAGAACGCAAAGCGAAAATCTCCCAAGCACTTAAGCCTGTATTGGCTAAGTACAAGGTCAAAGGTTCACTGAGTGTCCGCAATCACATGTCCATCGTATTGACCCTCAAATCCGGTGCTATTGACTTTATTGGCAATAGCAACAAAGTTTGCGGCAATGACCACTATCAAGTGGCTCGTGGCTTCAAGCCTAACTCTAGTGGCTACGATCAAGTTAACCCTTACTGGTTCCAAGATCACTATGATGGCAAGGCAAAAGCTTTCTTGACCGAAGCATTCAAGGCATTGAAGTCTGCCGATTGGTATGACGAATCCGATGCAATGACAGATTATTTTAACACCGCATATTATGTTGATGTTAACATTGGCAAATGGGACAAGCCCTATGAACTAGAAGGTTCTTGGGAAGTTGTTACCGTTTAACGAATAATGGGTAACACAATGGTTGACAATAATGTCCGTTTGTGTTATCATTATAACAGTGCTGTGAATTTAGCGGCACATTTTTTAAACTTAGCTTTTATTTAAAGGAAACACAATGGCTAATTCTAATCAAACTTTCAAAGTCGCTGGTATCACTATTCACAATGGTAATGCTAAAGTTCGTTTCACTGATGACATGGTTCGCCGTATCAAACAGTTCACTAAAGGTGGTGCAACTAGGGTTGATTTCGTTGAATTGCCGTCTGAGATGACTAAGGTCGATGCACTCAAATATCTTGCCACACTCCCTGAGTTCGCTAGTCCCTCAGATCAGGCAACTATTGCTGATACTCTTGAGGATAAAACTAAAGAGGCAAGTAAGGGTGAAGTTAAAGTTAAGGCTTCTAAGACAAAGCCTAGCATTGATGCTATCAAAGCCCGTAGTAAGAAAAACAAAGAAGTGTCCGCGGAAGACATTCTTGCGGCAGTTGGTGACGCTCCCTTTTAATTTACATTCATTATAATGAATCTAAATCTATCTACATTCCGTCGTTCTTTTAATCCTCGTAGAGAATTTAATCCTGCAGATAAAAAAGATTTGCAAGAGTTCAAGTTCTTTAAGAAGAATGGCAAATGGAAAGCCGGGTGTCCATTCTTTCTTGAGGATCCGTTTGTTGAGATTCCGGCAATGTGTGAAAGTAAATTCACAACTTATATGCTAGAGAAGATGAAATAAAAAAAGCCCCTTAATTGGGGCTTTTTTCATTTAGGCAATTTATTTCTTTGAAATTGCCAGAAGCCTGGCTCGCCTGGTTTTGGATCTTGTAGTGTGTTCATATTGTTTCCTTAACTGATTGTGAATGGGTAATTGTATGTTGCGGCACCTGATTGTCCTTGAACAAAGAATACAAGTTCAGGCGTGCCACCTGGATTATTGGTAACAACATTGATAGTGCTTGATGCTACTGTACTACCTGCACCCCATGTACAAGTTTTTGTACCTGTACCGTATGTAGCAAAGAAGGTTTGATTACTTGCAGTCAATCCGTTAATAGCAATACCTGTTGCACTAGAATTATTGATAGTAAAACCAGTAGACCCGTTGATAGTAGCAGTACCATCTTCTAGTGTGCCACCTGCTGTAACTGGAGGAGGCATTTCACTATAACCGACTATATTGTTTACACCGGGACTCAGTGACGGTCCGCCCCAGTACCACCGATATCGATGCCGGGTCCTATTGTTATTCCACCTTGAATTGTTATTGCCATTTTATTTCCTTATGCTCTTGTATTAGCAATCATCCCAGTTACACGCCATGTACCTGAACCAGCACCCTGATCGGTAACATTTAATACCGCAGTGTCACCGTCATTAGTAATAGCGCCACTCATAGCAAAGCCATTACCTGTTCCAGTTACAATTGGTACATTTATCCAACTACTTACTGCTAAAGCACCAGTGCTCATTGTCTGTGACTGTCCAGCCATTGTCATATTGCTTGACGCGGCACCGATGTATAATCTAGTAGGACTTCCGCCAACAAGTGCGGTTAGGTTGTCAAGTGTCACCACTGTATTAGAACCACTAATAGTGTTAGCACGGCGCACCAAGTTTGTACCTACACCCTGCGCTGTGACATTACCAGTTATATTTAATGTACCGGTAACATTAGCACCGGTACCAGTGAATGTAGCGATAGCCGCATTGCCTGCAATACCTATAGTAACATTACCGTTACTAGTTGTAACAACATTACTTGTACCATTTACTAATGAAGTTGCTGTTATGCCAGTTAACTGACTACCATTACCTAAGAAGAAGTTACCACTGACATTTCCTGTAGCACTAATATTATTACCTGCAATATTACCATTACCACTGATACCCACAGAGTTAGTAATACTGAATCCGTTGATTGTTGGAGCAGGACTTGCACCGCTAGATACTAATCCACCTGATACGATAATTTGTCCGCCTGTCGGTAGTGTCAAGTTACCACTTTGGTCAAATGTCCAATCAGAATAAGTTCCTGGTGTAACTGTAGGTACACTCAACATCATACCATTGCTGCCGTCGTCACCTATAACAACATCATTTGGTAAGACTATATCGCCAGTATTTACAAACGACCAAG